TTCTTTCCATACTTAAGTTATAGTAAGAAGCTATATCCGCTGCCCTCTCCGTTAGCATACGACCATGTTCTGCAGAAGTTTTAGCGTCCATTTTTAATATATCTTGAGATAATGAACCAAATAAAGTTACATTATCTTTAAAAGCTTGAGCAGTTAAACCATATCCTTTAGCAGAGTTTTTAGCCCACTCATCAACCATACTAGACATACTTCCAAATACAGCTTCCATTTTATTATTAGTTTCTTCTAAGTCACTAGCCATATTTATTCCTGCTATCCCAACTCCAGCTAAAGGTAAACTAACCATAGTTGTCATTTTACTCCCAAAACTACTTAGTTTACTACCTATTTTATTGCACTTAGTAGCTAACGATTGTAATTTATTTTCTGTTTTATTAGCTTCGTTACTAACAGTTTGTAAACCACTTTTAACTTTGCCAATATCAAGTTCTATTCCACCTTCTATTCTAAATACATCAGCCATTTTTCCACCTCCTTATCTATAAAATAAAAATAAGTGATTAAGATTTTTTATTTTCTCTTAACCACTTATCTAGTATTCGATTATTATTATTTACAACTTCATCAATATCTTTTTTAGGTTTTATAACTCTTGTATTTTTCTTCTTTAATTCTGTATACGTCATTTTCTTCTCTGCAAATAAATTGTTTAATATATAATTTTCATAAGCTCTATCATCATAAAATTGACTTATTGTAGCTTCTATTACATTTATAGCTTCTTCTATTTTCATTTGTTTTATATCCAAGTAAATATGGTACTTAATCAATATTCCAATTAAGTTATCCTCTTGCTCTCTTACTTGAATATTAAAGAAAAACCCTTTTTTATTTCCTCATTTTTTATTAACTCTTTAATCATTTCTATTTCTTCAATAAATCCTATTTTTTCATTTTTCTTAACACCATATACATCTTTTAATAATGCTTGCACTTCATCTTCTGCTTGAGGTATTCTCTTTATTAAAATTCCTAATATATCCATAGTTTTATCTATATTGTTTTCTTGTTGTTCTGCATATGCTTTAGCTAATTCTTTGTTATTAGATAAAACCTTCATAATATTATCTTCTGTATATTCCTTATCTCCTAAAGCGATTCTTAATCTAGCTGTTAGAGATTTTTCTTTATCTGCATTTTTAACTATATTTTTAAACATTTTAGACAATTCTTCTGTTAAACCTAATTTATCTATAATTCTTAATAATTCAAAAATGTGATTTCCATATAAGTTCATTTTTCTTTCCATGCTATTTCTCTCCTTTATATAAAATAATAAAAAGAGTAGAAATTAATCTACTCTCCTTTTGGTATGTAAATTTCAATTGGAGGAATGTCACTACCTTTTTCATAACATCCTTCAAATGCAACCTTTATTTTTCCCTCTTCTTTATCCTTAGTATCTAAGTTAAATGCAGAGTTATAAGTATTTCTAATGACAACAATTATATCTGTTTCATCTGCAGTTGTTCCAACTAAAACTAAATCCTTATAGTAAGAATCCTCTATTAGTCCAGTTGTTGGAATATATTTATCATATTTTTCAGATGTTATTGTATCTTTTTTATATAAAGACATTGTTAATAAATCTGCATTTATAGGCAGTATTTCTCCTTCAATTTTCCCTGTAGTCTTTAAAATCCTTTGAAATCCTTTAATTTTTCTTTCTAAAGCACCTGCAAAAGGTATATCCCTTATCTCAGGTTCACTAGAAAAAGTCACTCCTCCATCGCTTAGACCTAATTCATGTCCTTTTAAACCAGAAATCGCAGTATCTAAACTAGATGCATCAAAATCCGTATAGTATAACATAGCAGAATCAAAGATTACATAATTTAAGTTAATTTCTTTTTTTGCCATAATTTATCTCTCCTTTCTAAAACATTGAAATATAATACTGAAGAGTTATATATTCATTATCTTCTTCTATATCCAAAAAAGGTATTAACCAAATATTTTGTCTTACAACTCTCGCTTTAGTTAATACCTTTTTATTTAAAATTTTATCTATTTCTATAGATATTTTATCTATTTCATCCTTGTTTATTTTATTAGAAATAACTTGCACTTCTAATGGTATTTCATTTTTATAAACTATATCTCTTATCTCTAACAGTTTATATGTAACATATATATTGTTTAGATAATCTAAATCTTTTCCTTCTTCATCTTTCACAGGCAAATAATTAGCATATGTATTATAATCGCTTAATAAAGAATATATCTCTTCTTTTAATAAATCTAAATTCATTATTCTACCTCCTTAAGATGTTTTTTTAGAATATTAATTGCATCTTCCGTCAAATCTCTCATAGTAGCCCTAAAAAAACCTTGGCTTTTATTTGGTTTAAATTCTACATATGGTGCATAATCTGTAGAATTCCCAAAAGTTATTTTATATTTATTAGCTGTATTAGCAGTTTTAAAAGTCCAATTTCTTCTTAAAGTACCACCTTTTCTACCACTTTTAGTAGGATAAACTCCCACTGGGGTATTGGCTTTAATAGAAGTCGTTCCTACTATACCTATTTCTTTACAAGCATTAGCAACTTTTTTTATAATAAGGTCTTCAAAATATTTTGTATTATCTATTAGCTTTATTGCCATTGGAAATCAACTCCTTTTATTGCTAATATACTATAATCGTCCCAAGGTACAACCTTTTCGACTTCATATCCCCTATCTTTATAAATTAACTTTGTACCAACTTCTAAATCTTCTTTTATATACACTTGTAGGTTTGATTCTACATCCTCTCCCCAAATATATTTTTTAGATTTGATATCGATAGGTTGTATATCTACTTTAATAGGAGTTTCTTCTTTTACGTTAGTAGTAACTATATTTCCCTTATTATCTTTTATACTAGTAGTCTTAATTAAATAAATATTAAATTTCTTAAAAAACACCATAATCTACACCTACCAAGCATAAAAATTCTTCTTAGGAGGTAATACAGCTTTTACTTCTTCGGTTAAATACATATTTTTTATACTACTATTAAAAGAAACACTTCTACTTCCTTGAGAAATTGAAGATAAATTAGTTATACCAGCCAAATCATCAACGGACTGAATATTATTAACAATCATTTTTAACGGAATAGACAATCTTGTCTTAATATAATCATAAGTATATTTAGACTCATAATCGTAATAACTTTGTATTAAAGATATAGCAATTTGTTCTATTTCTTCTTTACTATACATCTAAAATTCTCCTTTCTTAAAAAAATAGGACAGGAAGGATATCATCCCATCCTATCCATTAAACATTAACCTACACTTACTTCTGTTCTTTTTACAAAAATAGCCTCAGGTTTAGTTACATCTACACCATAAACAAGTCTACCTTGTACGGCAGACGCTCCTATATAATTACCACTTCCAGCTAAGTCTTGTAAATGAACTGGCACAGAGAACTCCATAACTCTAGAAGCAAAAAATGGATGTCCTGCAATAAATTCTGTAGTTGTTTTATGACTACCAACTATTGTTGTGTCTTCAAACATTGTGTTTGCTGATTCAAAACAAGCAAATCCACCAATCATACCAAAAGAGCCTTCTTCAACTAATTTTTGAGAAATATCCCCTTGCTTTATAAACTCTGGGTCTCTTAATAATAATGTTTTCAACTCTGGAGATACAATTAACCATCTTCCCTTTACTGGTACACCTGCTCTAGTCATTTTTGCACCAACTTCTAAAACAGTTCCATAAACATCCTTTTTAGTTAATGCAGTCTTATTTTCTAAAACAGTTCCCTTCTTCTCTAACGCATCAATTGAGTCTTTATCTACTTGTAACGACAAACTATATCCAGCAGAATCTAACCTATCAGCAACTATTCCATCAGGAACAGATTGTGCATCATATCCATCGATAATCTCATTAACCGCTTTATCCTTATCTATTAATAAATCCTTATATGTAGTAGAACCTGTTTCTCCTTTAAGACCATTTGTCTTATCATAATCTTTTACATTTACTTCCCCTCTAACAGGAATCTTAACCTTACCTGCTTTTGGGTCGCCTTCATATGAACTATTGAAGATTAAATTATCTCTAGTAACTAATTCCTTTCTTAATTTTGCTAATACTAAATTTGAATATCTTTCTTGTTGTGTATGTGCCATAAAAAACACGCTCCTTTTCTTATCATATTTATTTTTAGGATTTTATTCTTTACCCCCTATAAGTCACCTTCTAAAAAAGGGTATAAAAAAAGACTAGTTATATATCATTTCAAACTAATCTTTATTGTGGTGCCAAATCTCCATTCCTTTCATAAAATGCTTTTTCAACACCACTTAATGCTACTCCACCAGATGAAGTTGGAGGAATATATTCATTATTATTTAAAATTTTATTTGTGCTAGAAGTGACAGCACTTTGTATTATAGTATTTATCTTATCTATATTTTCATTAAATACTGCCTCTTCATCGGCATAAATAAAATCTAACAGGTCAGTTGATAACCCTTTTTCTCCTAAAATCTTGGAATAATTAGCTTTATTAGTAGCTATAGTCTTTTCTTTTTCCATTTCTGCTAATTTAGTTTCTAATTCTTCTAGTTTTATTTGTTCAGGAGTTTTTCCCTCATTTGATTTTGCTTTAACAGCTTCATCTATAAGTTTTTTCATATCTTTCTTCTTAAAACCTTCTATTCCTTCTGTAACAGCTCTATTTTTTTCCGAAGTCCAGTATCCTTTTATTGTATCATTCTCTTGCAAGAGTTTTGTAAAGTCCTCTAACGCTAATTTACTAGCATCAAAAGGCTTAATTAAACCTTTTATTTCCTCATTTTCCTTTAGAGTATCTAGTACGTCTACCTCATCCTCTAAACCTTCTATTAACTTTATTAAATCTGCTTTTTTCATTATTATTTCTCCTTTCCCCTATAACGTTCTAGCCGTTATAGTTGATATATTTTATATGTTATTTTCTTTTTTCCAATCATTATAAGAATTCCAACTTATAATATTTTTAGTTTCATTATTCATTCTCTTCTTAGGTCTCCATTCAGAAGATGGAATCGGTGAATAAGTACATCTACATCCAACATGAACAGGAGTTTCAACTGGCTCTTCTCCCCTTTTATACACTTGTCCATCATGTTCTCCACAATCACTACAAGTATGGTTGTCCAATGTTCCCATATACATTACATAATCAACACCTAAATCTTCCATCCATTTGTTATTACTTTCTTCCATTACTCTAGCTACTTCATTACTTATTAATCTTTTTGTTACATATGCACTTTGGTTAAATCTATCTCTAAGAATAGTATTTATTTTATTAACAGAAGTCTTACCTTCTATAAAATCTTTTATCTCTTTTTGTAATATTTTCGCTATATTATTTTTATTAGACCATATTCTATCAGAATAATTCTTTCCCTTAATAGTCTTATTAATAATCCTGTTAAGTGTTTTAGAATCAATCTTTTTCAAATTAAAGTCCAATCCTAAAGATAGATTAAAGCTATTTAGATAATATTTATCTTTTGCTATATTATTTAATAAGTTACCAATATCTTTACTTTCAATTTCTGCTTGTTCTTTAAAAGTAAATATAACAGAGTTAGTTATTTCTTTATTTATCTTCATCTTTTCAGCATCTGATAAATTCATTACATTTTCAGTAATCTCATATTTAAGCATTATATTAGCTACTTCATTTAATATTTTATCTCTATCTTTTTTATGTAAAGACATTAGTTTCTTTATATCCCTGTCTAATATATCAAATAATAATTTATTAATTTCTATATTAGAATCAGTAAATTTAATCTGATACTTATTCGGTTTCATTATTTAATTCCTCTTCAAAATCATTTAAATCTATCATATTATTCATAGCTTTTTTATTTTCCTCTTCTATTTTAGCTTCTTCGTTTACGCTTACTGAAGATAACCAACTTCTCTTAGTCTCATTAGAAACAACATCATGAGGTATTTTAGAAATTCTATCTGCTATTCTATCCTCATCAATAGGAACGTTAGGGGTAAACTTAACCTCTATTAAGTTAACATCATACTTCTTTCCTTGTGTCATGGCCAAATACTTAAACATACATTCTAGTCTCGTTCTAAGCAAGTTCTCAAAAGCTTTTGCATTATAAGTACACTTACTTTCTAACCCTTGTAATCTACTACGTAAAGCTACTCCACTTAAATTAGATTGTAGTTTTTCATTAGTATCGATATGATTAGTTAATACATACATTAAGTCTTTTATGTCATTTCTTGTATTTTTTATAAATGCATCATTAATATTTTTTATTAACCACTCTGCATCAGGCTTAGAATCACCTTCTCCGTTAAAATACATAATTTGGTTATTCCTAATGACAGGCTCTTTCTTTTTGACATTCCCATTTGCATCTAAAACAGGATTTCCTTCCTTATCTACTTCATCTTCTAGGGTTATATTAAATATTTTTAAAATTGCATTTCGTAAATCAGATATTTCACTAGCACTATCCCCTAAGTTGGTTTCAAATGCATCTTGTAGAGTTTTAATTGTTCTATATATAGTTTTATCCCCTTCTATATACCCCCTATCTTCGTTATAGGAATTACCGCCTATCATTCCCATACCAACTGGAACAATACCAAAAAAGTGTGGTGTTGGAGCTGATATTTCATTAAAACTATGATTGAAATGGTAAATAGTAGTGTTGGTATATACATCTATAAACTCATCATCCTTAAAAGGCTTTTTGAAAACATGTATAAACATAACAGGCTCGTCATCTTCATCTACGAACATATATCCATTTAAAGGACTTACCTTTTTACTTTTAAACTTACCATTCTTTCTATAATTTATTTCATAGCAAATGCCATACTTGATAAGTTCCATACCTAAGTTTATATCATGGTCTGCCTTATAAGAAGTTAAAATATAATCTATATCCTTGATAACTTCTTTATTATTATCTTTAGATACATATGTAATACTATTTCCAAAGCTATAACTTGCCTCTTCATCAACAAATTTTTGCACAAAATTAGTTCTAGGCTTTAAATTTGCTCTACCTGCCATTGGTTTGAAATTAACTAAACTATCTGTGTTTCCATAGTAATATTTATTAATTTTATCGTAGTACTCTAATTTACTGGAATACATTTTATAGCACAATTTAGCTAATCCAATTACTGCATTTTCATTCATTTACTTTTCTCCTTTCTATCCGTATAAATCTGTAATAGAACCTATTCTTAAAGTTCCACTCTTATTTTTACCTCCTACTTTATCCATGACACTATATCTAAATGCATCCATAAAGTGGTTATATTTATCTATTGGTTTATTAATATATTCATTTGTTTTTCTGTCTTTTAACCAAGTATAGTTCTTAAATTCCTCTTGAACTTGTACACAACTAGGATGTATATATATTTTATATTGTTGTATAAGCTGGATACCATTATTTATACTATCATGCCCTTTACTGGCTCCTATAACTCTTCTACAACCTAATCGCTTTAATTCTTCTATACTTTTGGGTTCAGAACTATCACACACCAATCTCTCTTTAACTAGTCTATTTTCTTCTAATACTTTAAAAATATCTTCATTTGTCATGTGTGTTTGTCCATACTCCCAATAAATATATATTTCTTTATCTTTTTCATTTATTAAGGACGCTATAATCGCTGTTTTATCGTTTGTGAATCCCCAGTCTAATCCAAAAATAGCATAATATTTGTTAGTTTTTAGCAATTCTATATAGTCAAAATCTTTAACTTCCCAATTTGTATATACTAATTTATCTAAGGTAGCAAACTCTCCAAGAGCATAAATGTTATAATATGCTGGGTTTGTTTTCTTCATCTCCAATAAATTATTTATGTAGTCCTGTGGTAAAAACCTATTGTCTAAATATGTTGTATGCAAAATTGTTGTTGTATCTTTGTTGTAATCTGCATCTTCTGCAAACCACTTTTTATAAACCCAATTACTCTTAGAAATAGGGTTAAAGGATACAACAATTTGATTAAATGGATTTTTAGAACGTAGTCTTAAACATAGTTGATCGTAATCAAATTCATCAATATCTGTTGCTTCTTCTATCCATATGTCATCAATATTAGCTATGGACTTAATCTTCTCCGGATCATCTAATCCCTTGCATAAAAAAAGACTACCATTAGGCAGTTCTATTGTTAATTCTGTTTTATTTATTTTACATTTATCATACAATTGCCAATCCAATAGTGTACTTTTAAATAATGCAAATACGGAATCTCTTAAGGTATTATTTATTTTTCTAATTACTAAGCATTTTCTATTTGGATATTTAAGGTATTTATACAATAATTTCTGAGTAACAAAAACAGATTTACCACTACCTCCCCCACCATAGTACACTTCGTGCCTTTTATCGTACTGCTCTAAGTATGGCAGATAGGCATTATTGAACATTTTCTTGGATATTTTAAACTTTGTAGTAACTATATCTACCACCTCCTTTATTTAATTTAGGGTATAAAAAAGAACTAGACTTTTATATCTAGTTCTCAAATTCTATTGGAATATTGATTTTGATATTTTCTCTATATATTTTATGCTTTCCTCAATTTCTATGGACTTAATTTGTAATTTACATATATCATCTTTAATACTTTCTTTTAGTTCAACATTTGCACTTATTCTATTACGTCTCTCTAATTCATCATTAATAAAAATTACCAATGTTTCACAAATTGATGCTTTATCAGCTTTCTTTAGTGTTCTTATACTAATTACGCCTATAAAAATATATAATGCAATTATAGGAAGAAAACTACTATTAATTAATTTTAACGCATTACTTAGATTATTTTCCGGAGCCTCTTTATATTCTTTCATTTGCTTATTTACATAATCTATATATTCTTCATTTGAATGTTCTAATTTATATAATTCGAATTTTTTATCATACATATACCTTAAATGTGCATCTGTAGAAACTGTAGTACTACTATCTATCCCTTGAACAATAGTCATGAACGATATAATTATTGTTACTAAAATTGTAAATCCACTTAAAACATTTTTATAATTCCTATTCGTTTTACCACATGCTATTAATTTATATTTCTCTTTATTTAGTTCTTCCTCACTAAGTTTCTTTAGTCTTTTGATTTCATTAACAATTTTATCTTCTTGTTTTTCTTTATCCCTTTTTCTAATTTTTTTAATCATAATTTCACCTCAGAAAAATAATTCTACATTATATATTATTTTCCTGCATCATGTTGTATAGTTCCTTTTTATTAGAAAAAATATTTTCTGTAAGTATACCCCAATATATAGACCTAAAATTTAGAATGTACCCCCTATGCAATCAAATTATTTCCCTATATTTTAAACACAAAATATAAAACTACGCTAAATAATTAATTTCACGAAATAATTATACACACTACTCTAAGCCTTGATACTAAGCCATTCCTTAGTTATCCACAACTATTATATTCTCAACTAGAGTTATATTTTTGTTTAATTATACTAAACTTTTCGGCACTTTTTTATGATTTCGTGTAGGTCAACGCGAATTATCAATTAGAACTAATTAATTATTTCCCTATATTTATATAGTAACTACAATAGAACCTACATATATTATATGTAAGCTCTTTCTAATTACTAGTCTTCTAACGATACTTCTATGGTATTATTAGTTTGCACTATCTCTTGCTTATCTGTCCATCCAAAGTTCTTTAAAGAGAATATATAAGATATTGGAGTCTTAGATATTTTAGGGTCTAACATCTTTCTTTCTGCATAGTTTTCACATAAAAGATAAGCTCTTTTTACGATGTTACTTAGCTGTTGTTTCGTATCTTCATCTAGTTGAGTAAGTATATTAATATCATCCACACAATTCTTATAATCCCTAAGACTCTTTAAACTAATCCCTAATGCTAAAGCTAATCCAGTAACAGTGTAAGGTTCTCCAGTTTTATCTGCTTCTCTAAAATAATTCTCTACCATCTTAGCAACTTCATCAGCATCCTGAAATTTTGGTGGTCTACCTGTCCACTTCATTAAAATCACCTCCTTATAAAGTTATAAATTCTATCCCTTAATTTTGTCCTTACATTCCATTAATTTAATAGACTCATCTATTTTGGTTGCTATTTTTCTATTGGTATCTCTTAGAAATTTATTATATTCCTCTACAGATTTATTAAATTCCTCTAAAGATTCCTTTAAAGGGTTATCTCTACTCTCCCTACATTTAATCTTCAACTCTAACTTCTCTACTCTTGCTATCGTCTTATCTTGTTTATACAACATAAGCATTGTTACAATGCAAAAATTTATTGTTAATATTATAAATTCCATTACTATTCCTCCTTAATTAAAAGAAATACATCTTTCTTTAGCTTCCCTGATTACTCTATTTACAATAGTAAAATCTTCTTCTGTAAATATTCGTTCTTCCTTACTTAGATTATTTCTAATATTTTTAAAAGTGGTTAGATTCGCTTTAAATAATGGAGTATTCTTAAAGCAGTACAACCACTTGTTTTCTTCAAAATCCCTTAGTACAAAGAACTCGCTATCATGCAATACTAGCCATCTAGCCATAGTAAGATTATTACTAATATAATAACCACGTCCTTTATCTAGCAATTCCTTTATTTCCATTTCACACATTATAGAATTATCTATTAAACTCTCTATTCTTTCTTCTATACATTCATTATCTATAATATTATTCATATTTATTTCCTCCCAAAAATTCCATTCTTGCTCTTGCCATTAAGATTCTTCCTAGTGTAAACTCCTCCAATAAATCTATTGGATATACCTTATTTTTATAATCTAATATGTTATATTTAAAAACTCGCATATTAGCATAATAAAGATTTCTACTTAGTCTGCAAGCTAATATTCTATCTAGTTCTTCTACAGCCTTAACATCGTTCCACAATGGCTTTATATTATTAATAGTAAATTGCTCTAAATTTCTTAATCCCTCTACTGTAGCATCTTCTTTATAATCTAATAAATTAATCCCATAAACCGCGTAAGGTATATTTTCGTCTATACATCTCTTTATTTGTTCACAGTGCTTATGTCTATCTAACCTACTTAAATTAGTAGTACTACCAACATACAGGTTCCAATTTCTTCTCCCGTCTATTGCTCTAATTACGTAAAGCCATAAACCATCTTTCTTTGCCTTAGACCTTTTCCAATTCTCCTTATGCTTAAGATAATACTCCTTCCAGTATTGAGGATTCTTAGCATAATTAATTTTATTGTGTTTGGCACTATATTGCCTATGCCATTCCCTCACTTCTTCTGGATTACTCCAATCTACTTTTCTCATAATCTTCCCTACTTTCTTCCCATTTTTTTGTACTTTTTAAGCACATATCTACTTCCATAGTTATAAAAGCACATATTTACTTAAAAAATAATAAAAGAGCCACCCAAGATAGGTGACCCTTAAACAAAATTAAATAAATAAATAAATAAATTATTAAACAAATAAATTGCATATTTGATGTGTTTTTTAAATTAGACAATATAAAGTCACCTTTATAGGTGGCTTTTTTATAATTAATTAACAAAATATCCAACTCATTATATCTAATCGAGTTAAAACCGGCTTTATATCATTTCAAGACCTACGTTTTAAACTTAGGTATATCCATTAGACATAACAATTAGTATATTTAACTACTATTACTTCTTAAATTTTCTATACTTTATCTTAGCAAAGCCAAAACTAAGACTCTATATATACTTGTTCAAGTGGCTTTAAGTAATAAAAATTAAAATATACTAATTAGAGCATCTAAAATCCCATCATTTTTTAAGGAGTTAATGGGATCACATCCAAATTTAATAGCTAATGTTAGATACTCTAATTAATATCCACCAATTTTTATTGTTACTGGTGGTGCAACTTTATAGTGCCATGTTTAAAAACACGAGGGTTTCTACCCTTCCTTCTAGGTGCTACTATTAGCTATATTTATCTTGTTGAGGAGGAGGTAGGGTTTGAACCTACATAAATATAGCAAACTACCATACTATGTCTAAAAAACAAATATATACGGACAGAGAAATTTTTCTCTTTCCACCATTTCTTAGTCGAAACGCTGTTAAGCGTGAAGACTTATAAAGCTAATACAAAACTTATATCTTTTACAAGTACCCTTAGTAAAAAACAAAATACCACTCTTATTTTAACTACGAATGGTAATTAAACCACATTAACTAATAGTTATAGTGGTTACTCTATATATATTAACCCCCCCCGATTTTGGGGACGTTAAAAAAGGACTAGATGTTACTCTAATCCTTTAAATTATCTATTATTTTTATATTTTATATTTATTTCTGCACCACATTTAGGACATACAATATTTGTTGTTTCTGGTACAAAATCAAAAATACTACCACATTCTTCACAAGTTGTTTCTATTGGGTCTTTTAAATATTCTACTTTAAAATTATCATATATTTCATTGATACTATCCATACCTCTCACCCCCTTAACAAATAAAATAGTCTACCTTATCAGCTAAGTAAGTATTCTACGTTCTCCAATTATTTCCTTCTTTTAACCAAGGGAAATTTCCACCTCGTTGTTCTTGTTAAGGACTTTGAAATCACTTAGCAAGGACTTTGATTCCCCCGTTTGGGTGTAACTAAAAACAAGTTCTTAGAACTCACCAGTTTTATCATTTTCCCCAAATTCGGGTGAAAACTAATTGGTTATCCAAAATTGACTATAGAATATTTGGGAGTGAATCTAAGCCTAAAATATTAAAGAGTAATAGTATTGTTCTTTAAGAACATTACTAACTAATTTTATTATAATAAAAAAGGGCTACCCCAAAATAGGTAACTCTTTAACTGCTAGCAATACTAGATATCTACACTAATTTATTTATTATTAAAACTGCTTGCTAATTGAATTCTACCTAACTCAAAAACAAATTCATCAGGATATAAAATTTTAATCTCCTTTTTTGCTTTATTAAGTATAGGCTTGTCTGCATTTTTAAGATTATGTATATGATGGTCTCGACTTATTATATAATCTGCATTTCCATCTATTGCACATGCAAAAAACATATTATCATCTTTGTCACTACACTTTGTAAATTTAATTTTAGGCTCTATTTTTTCTGTTCTGAACAAAGCTCTCATCAACATTCTATATACAATAGCTTCTTCATCTTCGCTCATTTCTAATTTTTTCATAGAAGATTGAATCATCCTTATGAGCTCTTCATTCATTTCCTTGCTCATTATAATATTAAATTCACCATTATGTTCTTTTCTAAGTATCAGTTTACAATTTTCATTAGTTCCAAAAAATGCATCTATAAACACATTAGTATCTAATACAACTCTCATTTCCTATGTACCTCATCCTCTACTTCAATAATTATGTTTTCAATTTGTTTTTCGTTAAGTCCTTTTCTACTTATTGCTTTAGAGAATATATTGCCAATAATATCCCATTCTGATTCTACAGAATTAACTTTATAGTCATTTAAATAGACATTTAAATCTATAACATTTTCCATATATACTCCCCCTTTAAATCTTACATACTTAATTCTCTTGTTTATTTTACATCTCTTTATATTCATATATTACCACACCTTACCATAATATTGTATACTTTGTCGAATTATTTTTCGTTTTCTGAAAATATGACCACTAATAATTATATATTACCATTTTATGTAAATAAATTCACTACAATTCATTCCTTTTATTATGACAATATATGAATATATTTATTACTCCATTTCTGTGTAAAAATTTTTACTCTCATCTTACTACCGCACTTCGTTTCACTCGCTTGGTTTCTAACGTAAAAAAGGCAAAGTGTCGGTAAACCTCCACTAAACCTTTTATTACATTAGAATAATTTATTTTTTAATAATCCCCCCCTGTTTTCCTATATAATATAATAGGATTATTGGGGGGGAAAATCACTTTTTTAATATATAATACCCCATTTTTACAGTATCATATTTATTTAATTTACTTTTTATAACATCGTCTGACTTAATTCTTTCCCATCTTTTACTACTTAAATTGCAATCTTTTCTTAAATCAGAAACTTTAAATTCTTTATTATTATCAATCCATTCTATAACTCTTTGAACGGCTGTTTTATTTCCATCTGCTTTAGTATAACTATTTTTCTTCTCTACCTTAAACTCTATCTGCTCAGTATTTATCTCAGTTAATTCACACTTAGGAAATAATTGTTTAATCATACTATAAATAATAAATTCTGACCTAAATAATGTTATTTGAATCCTTCCATTATACGAATATTCTCTTAACTTTGTTCTATGAACTTCTTGATAAAACTTACATAGTATATCTAAATATTCGCATTCATTTATTTTAGGAATCCCAAAAGAATAATTATTAGAGGTATATGATTTATCTCTAAACGTCTCTTCTCTATTAGTCTTTGTTAACAAACTACTAAACCATATTGCTTTTTCTGGATTTAAACATAATTCTAGAATTTTGTTCCAATCAAAATTACAACATAAAAACTCTATTACATATTCATAATCAGGCATTCTATCCCAGCCTACTTGAAACATTCTTGTACACTTTTGCATAGCATTAGAACCTTTAGTTGCACCAAAATAAAAGCATCTGCCATCATCATTTAATGGAATATCTCTCTTAAGAGTACTATTCAAAATTTCAGATAATCTTCCAGACTCCTCCTGATTACAAACTACATAACTACTGCCAAAGCCATCTTTAATTTTATTATTTATAAAGTTACCAACAGCTTTAATTAAATATTTTTTATCATGCAATTGAGTTTTAGTAATTTTGTGTGCATTGTATATATCAATCTTTAGATTATCGTATAATCTTGTATTTTCTACGTATAAAAACTTTGCATAATTATTATTAATTAATATATTATAATCAGGATCATATAAAGCTGACCCATCAAATATTATCGTTTTAAAATCATTACAATATTCTTCTTGTAAATTTCTATACCCAATTCTAGCTATAAATTCTGTATTTTTTTCATAGATATAGAATCCCCCTTTAGTGAGAACATCATGAATATGTAGAAGTTCTCTTTTATAATTATTTTTCATATATTTATTCCATAAATCCATAAAGATTTTATTATCTCTACATACTCCAATATTTGAATTATTTGAAATAATGAATCTTTTATATCCATTATTTCTTAATGATATAAACTTTTCATTTATCAATCTATCTATATCATTCCATTGCTGTTGCAATAATGTTTTATCATTTATATCTTCATAATCTAAACTACTAATGTATGTATTTATCTCATCTAACAATTTTTGGTTAATCTTAGTTGTATCTTTTATTTGTGGTTTTTCATCTATTAATAACAATGTTCTAATACCATCATCATAATCTTTATACCTATTAAAAGTTTCAGAACATTCTTTTAATCTAGCATTTGTCACTAATAGTATTGGATATTTCTTTTGTTCAAATAATTGTGTTTTAACTTTACAATTTGAGTTATTACACTTATGACATTGAATATCACTTTTCATTATACACACTTCTTCATTTTTACCTTCTAATAAATATGTATACGACTTATCATTATTTAACGTATCTTGTATTTCACGCAAATCATCTAACCTGTCAGCAGATATTATCATTCCATTACTAGTTAAGCCTTTTTTATATAAATCTATATAGAACTTGATTATTTCTATTTTAATAGTACTTTTTCCAAACCCACACGGTGCAGGGATAATAGTTACAATATTATCTTTTAAATCTCCTACAATTACTTTGCTTGTTTCACGTGCAAAATTAATTTGCTCATCTGTAGGTTTTATGTTTCTAGATTCAAAGGTTTTTATAAAATTATTAACAACAGAGTCTACCACTTTTGATTTTTCTTTGTTTATATAAACTAATTCATCAGCATAGTATACTTCTTTTTCCAACGAAATATTATCACAGATAAAACTATCGCCATCTTTATAGTTAATTGACCCATCATCTTTCTTATATGTTAAATACTTATGTCCATATTCTATATTATCTATCAATTTTATTTTTCTCATAAACTCTTTCGATACCCCTTTCGTTACATTAAAGCTTTTATTTCTTTATTCCATATATTTATTATGTTTCTTAGTTCTTCTGTATCTTTAAATAGATATACATTATATCTACTATTAGTCATATCAACATCTTTTTTAATTAAATTAAACCCTTTTCCTATCAAAAAAGATGCTAAGTTTTTACTTTTAATAACGTACATATTCTCAAATCCTTTCATATTCGATATATTCAGATTTTTGGTAGGGAACTATCTCCTCTCCACAATCTCTAGGTTAGGAGGGGTTATCCCTCCGTAACCTAAAAACCAACTTCAACATATGCTTTATTCTTGTTTATTTCTTTTACCTTAATAATTTGTCCATCAGTAACCTTACCTATATGGTCTTTATAAATAAATCCTATCTTTACACCATCTATCACTCTATAAACATTGTGATTTGTATATTCTTTTCCTTGCACTATTTTTATTAATAATTCATCTGTTATTTCTAAATTATTTTTATTACTAAACTTTATAACATTAAGCTTGTCTACTTTCTTAGAAAGATTGAATTTAGTTTCAGAAAAAATATCTTTAATACGTACATCAGAGAATAATTTTTCTTTTTTATATTTAGAAAACATCCAATCTATTTCTCCATCTTCACATTTTTTATATTGATATATATTCTCTACAATAGGCTCGTTAGATTTATTTCTTTCTAATATTTTATTTTGTACCGTTCTCCATAAAAATGTCATTACAAATCTAACTGTCGGTTTAAGCTGCTTAATTGTTAGCACTACATCATTATCTACAATATCAAGCTCTTCAATATTTTTTATAATTTCATAATCTACAATATCAAGTTCCTCATTTTCCGCATTAGCCTTCAGTAAAGAATTTCTAATATTTTTATAGTTTTCATAGATTTTAATTAGCTCATCATTTACTTTTCCGTCTTTAATGTTGTAATCCATTATTTTAATTAGCTTACCAACATTCTCACCCCCAGATATAATCTTAAAATCTTTATTTAATAATTCTCTATTTATATAAAAACAGTAACTATCCATCATGTTGCTATTCTTCTTCACTTTACCATCTTTCCCCCAATGCAATATATCCTTACAATCATTTATACTTCCTTCTCCTTTACAACTACATTTTCCTAACATATGCATAAAAACAGGCTTTTTTAGTATTCTGTAAGTCTTTAATTCTTCTTGCAAATATTCGGGTATTGGTTTTAAAGTTTTTGGCATATCTATGGCTAATTGACTTGCTAAAAGTATGCTGTAATATTTTTCTTTGTTTGAGAGAAATAATTGAGTTATAAACTCCTTTTGCTTTTCTTTTCCAAAGTCCTTAACTTGTTTCCATTCACTATTATTTTTCACCATATCTCTTAATACTTTATTTATTTCTGCCTTCTTTTCTTTCTTCTCTTCTTTTTCTAATTCAGATAATTCTATATTCTTTTTTTTACAATATCTTTCTACTAACATGTCCCAAGTATAAGCTTTCTTTTCTTTAAATACCCAATTATCTAGAGCTGTACAAATAGCATTAAGTTTAGCATTACTAATCGCAATTTCTCCTATTAAATTACCACTAGAAACTAATATATCCTCGTATAAATTTTCTCTAGTAAATAAATGTGGTACTTTGTCTCCATCATCTTTATTTATAAAAGGATACTTTGTTTCAACTATTGAGTTATAAAGAGTATTATTTTTAACGACCCCAAATCCATCTCCATCTAGATCCGCTGTGGACATTAGAAATAATCTATTATCAAAACCATTAAAAAATACTATTTCGCTAGTATAATCTTTTAACCATTCATCCAATGACTCATTTTTAACTAGTTCTACCTTCTGTAATTCCTGGAACAAAGCGATAGGGTTACGGTACATTACTCTTTTTCCAACTTCCCCTACAATATAATATTCGTTTTCCTTTAGTCCATTAATCCCTCTATCCCCTGTTAAGAGATAATTACAGTACGTTATAGGGTCTAAAGCTCCATATTTATATCCGCCCTCTAAACACATCTTACCACCTGCTAATAGTTTCAACTGCACAGTTATTAATCTTGCTATTTGCCTTTTTACTTCTCTCATTTTTAAAGCATCTTCTTGTAAATTAGCTAGAAGAAAGTGTAATTTTGTACTAATGCTATATTCATAATCATCGTTATTTTCTTCTACTTCTTCTGCTAAATCTCCAATAAATAATCTAACTGCATCTATATCCTTAAAGTCTAACAATCTATTGTAGTAATCTATAGTTTTTTGTGCCATTCTAATTAATTCATCTACAGTTAAATTGGTATTTTGCAGTAGTTGGTAGTTTACCTTTAAAAAATTCTTTAAGTCCTTTATGTTTTTAGATACTTTGGTTACATATAGACAATCTAATATACATCTGTAATCTTTATAAAAATCATTTTCAAACTCTTCGTTTAATTCTTTAATAGAACTCCAATTGCCTACCCACTTTACTTGACTCTCATTTAAAAGCAAATCTATTTCATCTATATTGTTCCATTCTCCAAATATATCCTTAATATAATATTCATCATTTTCCATTTTGAAGTTCTCGTTATCTTCTTTGTAATTCTTTTTAAAGTAATCAGCAAATGGAAACCTTAATGCAAGTCCCTTTATAGCCATTCCTTTATACTGACGAATTATTGCAAAATCAGGGGTATACCCCAACTTCAAATCTTCACTAATAATATTAGCCATATTATTTGACATCAGACCTCCACCATCATTTAAAGTAAATTTCCTTTCTAATTCTTCTTGTATGTATTCATTTTCTTCTGTTAATGTTGTGTAGCAATCTTTTTTTAGATATGTTGCTTCAGGTACAATTACTATATTAGGAACGTAGTCAATCTTATAGGTGCTAGAAGTTGTTAATCCAAGTCGGGCTACAATATCCTTAACTAAGCAAAATGTATCTTTATCTTCTTTTTGTGCTATCTTGTTCCCACTTACTAATCTTTCAAATATTACTCTAAAATCTTCTTCCTCTTTCTTTATAAAATAATATTCTAGTTTGTAATTACCATCAGAACTTCTTTCTTCTTTCTTCTGCATAGATGGGGAAGTTACCAAAGGAACATATACATTTTCTTTGTATGTAATTCCGCTTATTAATTGTTGTAAGGCAACTTCTTTGTCTGCATCTAATATAACTCTTATTATTCCATCTAATTTTTGTTTCTTTTCATATATTTCATTTTTATAAATTCCATATGCTCGTAACATGAAATTTTCAGGTAAGGAAATTTCTTTTACAAAGTCCCCATTTTTAATATAATCAATTTTTATTTGCTTTTCTTTTCTCATAATTCTCATTATCTCCTCTCGATTTTAACTTTTTTGGATTTCTCTATTGACTTTAAATCTTAGTATGCTATAATCTTTTTAAGAAGACAGTATATTGGGATATTTATAAGTTTAATTTCAATTCTACCACATTATCCCTATTTTGTCACGCCTCTTTTTAGGTTATTTTTCTATACCCCAAAGTTCTTCATACATCATTTGTTTTTTAAGTCTTTCTTTTCTTTTATTTTTTCTAATATATTTCATAATTTCACCTCCCGTAATGTTCTATAGCGTTTATTTGCCCTTATAAGACGTTTTAATTTTAAAGGATAAACCACATAACCACTAATGCTGTAAAACCTCTTAAATTGTCTAATAAGCACTTTTATCCCTATAATCTTAACAAGTATACCTACAGGTACACTATTAATATCCTTTGGACTTTAAAAAGATATCTAGTCTATTTTTTACTTCTTCTGCTAGTTCTCTTTTATCTCTTAAAAATAGAGATATTGTATTTCTGCTTATATCTACTTTACCTGCAAGATAACTTATACTTCTTTCATCTTCTTTTAAATATATGAGTATTCTTTCTTTTAACATTTTTATCACCTCCTATTTTTTAAACATATTTCATCCTCAATATCATCCATATAATACTTATTAAAAAATAAAATATCTTCAACATCTATTTCTTTCTCTATAACAAATTCTGTGTCTCTTTTATATTCACTTTCTAACTTATATAGTGTTTCAAAGGCAAATCTTTCAGAAATTTTCTTATTAATTGTCCAACTATTTCCTTTTATAGAATTTACCTTATTTATCCCTCGATATATTTTAACTTTTCCATCCTTGAACTTAATATTATTTAATATATTTTGTTTTTCTCTTTCTGTAGTTCCTATAGATATAAGTTTTTGTAATGCTCTATTGGATGAATATTGCGTTTGTGTATACATTTCTTTATAAAAATCAAACTTATCATTATCATCTAATTTTTCTACATCATCTTCGTAGTCTTGTAAAAATAAAACATAATCATAATAATATTCCTCTTTCAGCAATTCACATAACTTGTCTAAAGTTTTAATACTTTTTGTGTTGTTAATATATTGCTGTTCTAGATCCTTTATTTCTTCTTGTGTTAAATTATATCCTTTACTTTTCATATCTCTTAACATCTCATAAAACTCTTCCATCTTATACCTCCATCATTTCAATTTGTAACATGATACACTTTGTATCAAAAAAATATATAAATAAGATTTACCTTATCTCCTACCATATTATAATAAGTGGAATTTTTAATTTTACCCCTTAGAAATGGCTTGGTTAGTGCGTTCTGACAATTTTTCTAAATCAAACTTTCTTATTTTTATTGTAATAATATCCTCTACCATATAACCCCCGCAATTTACTATATTTTTAAATGCCCTCAAATGTAGTGTTTTCAAGGCTTACAACATATTTGCTTTAATTTTGTCATGTCCGTCTAAATGACTATTTTATTATATATAGTTCCTTCTATCCCCTTATAGATTTCTTTAAATGAATCAAATGTTGCTCCAAATGTCTATATCACTATATCTTAATGATTTAACATAAAATTTATTTTTATCTATCTCCTCTGTAACCGGCTTGGTTATGCGATTTATTTATAATTGACAAATCGGACACACATATTCTATCTCACCTATAGATTTCTTCAAAAACTCTGTAAATTAGTAAACAAGCTATCTATAGCTATTTTTACCATTTTATTTTTTAAATATTTTAGATTTACTATGTGTTAAAGATGGCTCTATAACTAGGTTTTAAGGTTTAAAAATCTTTTCCCTAAATCAAACCTAAATTTAACATTTCTTTTATCCCCTTACAGACTTCTTAAATTCAAATAAAGCTATTAATTACTGTATAAAGAAAGTTAAAGGCTATATAACCTAATTTTGGGGATATATAACCTTTAATCGGTTCGTAAAGCAAAGATTACGAATTATATAGAACACTTGTTTGTACTTTTTACATTACTTCTAAGTAATAAGCCTGTCCACTTTCTAATTTAAAAGACAAGCAATCTTCATCAACTTCTTTTATTTCAACAATATTATTATCTAAGAAAAATCTTATTGCATTCTTAAAACTAAACATCTCAATTCCTTCTGCTCTATCTTCTTTAGTTAACATTAATGTATCAATCATTTCAGAATTCCATCTTCTTAAAGCTTTCTTAACCATTCCTATTATTTCTTTTTTACTCATTTTATCCTCTCCTAAACTTATTTTGTAAGCATTTACCTTATAACACTATTGTAATCCTCTTTTTCGTGATTGTCAATCACTATTTTAATGATTTATTCATCTTTTATTGTTATTTTTCATTAATTAGTATATAATATCTTATAAGAGGTGATTATATGATAAAAATGAAACTACATATTAAACTTGCAGAATTTAAAATGAACCAAAAGGAACTATCTGAAAAAACTGGAATAAGTAAAAATACAATAGGTGCTTATTGTAATGAAACCAATAAACATATAGTCAAGGAGCATTTAGATATCTTTTGTAAATTATTTGATTGCAAAGTTGAAGATATAGTAGAATATGTTAAAGAAGATTAATTTTAAGCATTGAAAGAATATATAAAAGATAATATGACTAAAAATTAGTGATAACTCGAATAAATGTATGGTAAATATAGATTCTATTTTAAACTTTTATAAACAAAATATACTTGGATAATATTCCAAGTATATTTTGTGCTTAATTAAATTTTAAAGCTAAGTTATTATCTAGCTAACCACTTAACCCTGTCGTTTAACTCCTCAAGCCTTTTTTCAATTTTGTCGACCTCGCTTCTAAGTTTATCTATTTCCAGCTCTTTTTCTTTATTATCACTTACTAAAATCTTTATAACTTTTAAAAGGTCAACATCTTTAAAACCTTCTCTTAAAGATCGGAAGAGCACACGT